CTCCTGAGCTCATGTTTGACCCTGAGCTATTAGAGGAGGGGGCGCGGGTCTGTGTTGAGCAGAACGCCAAGACAGCCCAAGCCATTGGCATCAAGACGGCTAGCAGGGTCACCACTATCAAGCCAAGCGGGAACACCTCCACCGTGGCAGGTACGAGCGCAGGGGTTCACCCCTTCCATGCCAAGCGCTACATCAGGCGAATGAGAATAGCGCGGGTCAACCCTGTATGGGCTGAGCTATGGGCCAAAGTACCTGAGGCGTGTGTGGAGCTCGATGAGCACACGGGCGTGGTGGCCTTTGCTTGTTCAGCTCCTGAGGGAGCTCTAACAAGAGAGAATGACACAGCGCTTGACCACCTCAAGCGGGTGCGCTTGGTCTATCAACATTGGGTGAAGCCAGGGAGTGAGCAGACAAGAGTGGAGGGTCTGACACACAACGTCTCCAACACCTGCACCGTCAAGGAAGATGAGTGGGATGATGTGGCTGACTTCTTATGGGAGGCGCGGGGCGAGCTCAGAGGCGTAGCGCTCCTTGGATGGTTTGGTGACAGCGCTTACAACTTAGCGCCCTACCAGACTGTAGAGGAGGGCTCAGAGGCTGAGGAGATGTGGAACAAGCTTGCCAAGATTGATTGGTCAGGTGTAGACCTTCACCATCTTGATAGTGACTACTATGACGCCCAGCTTGAGCCCGCTTGCAGTAACGGACAATGCACCATCACAACGTGACACACAGCGCCCTTGTCCTCCTCCTTGTCTGCTTCCTGAGCTATTGGGCTGACCCTATAGCTGACAGGATAGGAGACAATGCGTGGGCCTTTGCATTGGTGGCGGTCATCGCTTATGGGGCGCTCGCCTGTTGATATAAGAAAGCCCCTAAGCGTTGAGCCTCCCCTAGTTAAAGAGTAGACGCTTAGAGGCCATGTAGACCACTCCTCGCCAGGAGTGAGCTCCATTCAAGGAGGTGGTCTTTATGACATGCCCTGAGGGCGTGGTCAATCTTTATCATATCTCCATTGAAACATGTCATAGATTGCAGTTATGTCAGCCCCCTCAAGCTCGCTGTTTAGCAAGCAGTAAGGGATGCTCTCATAGATCGACTCATTACAGATCATGAAGTGCTCGCAATATCTCCAATCTTTAAGGATTGAGCCATACTTCCTGTGGAGCTCCCTCTTTACTTCTTTAACCATGCATAGGAACAGGTTAAGTGTGACCAGAGGCATTGTGGCAAAGAACACAAATTGATAGCGCCAATGGCTCAGGCTCATCTCACCCCAATTCTCATCATCTTCATTGGGCAGGGTAGCGCGAGGCCAAAGGATATTGAATGGGTTGTCCTCATGCCATAGGGCAACCTGATCATATTTTAACATGTCTAGATTAAGGACAAGACCACCCTGTAAGCTGTATGAGCTGTAATAATCTTGAGCGTGATCATAGCGCTCGTCATCACATGCCAGGGGTGCATACTTTAAGTTGAGCAGCTTGCCTTCAATCACCTCACTAGCTGGGCGCCTATCGATGATCTCTATGGCTACGCCAATGAGGGAGAGCAGTAACATCAGATCACCTGGGCGGTAGAACTCATCATTATCCCTAAGGCTGACGCTCTTCATGGCGGCATGGATTAGGGGCTCTAGGTCACCTGCTCTCTTGATCACGACCAAGGGCACAACCAAGCAAGCGGCTCCTGTCTTGAGAGACTTGAGGCGGCTCTGAGCATCTATCGAGCGCCCCAGCTTAAACCCTGCGCTTGAGATGTTCATCTTGTCGGCATCATCATGCTTCACATGGAAATAGTGAAACAGATAGAGCTCATCATTCTTACCCTTGTTTAATCCTTTGGCGTGGATAGTGGCGTCCTCTGAGTATGCAACTGAGGCATAAGAGAACATCAGGCGTCTCACCCAGCTCTCAAAGCATCCTAGGCTGACCATCTCATCACCTGAGGAGCTAAGCCTTGATACATGAGGGACCAGGCAGCGAGAACCTAGCCTTGAGTGTGGAGTGAGGGAGCTCCTAAAGTCCTTATGATCTTTATACCGCCTCAGCGCGCTCAGGTTATCCCAATCCCAATGGCCTTCAAGATTAAGGCTCTTAATCCTGACATCACAGGGCATGTCCTCAACCTCGCTCGATTGCATCCAATCGACCACAGCCTTGATAAACTTGGCATAGGTGGGCAGATCATCAAGCTTAGTAAACCCTGCGAACACATTTAAATCCTGAATCATTATCTTTCTCCATCAAGTCATGGGGTGGTGACGTATACCCCTCCACGCTGAGCCTAAGCTCAGAAGATCCCCAACCTCGCCTCAGTATAGCCCAGGCTCTTAATGGTCTTGAGGAGCTCGTCAAGCTCATCAGGGCAAGCGTTGGAGGGCTTAGACGCCATGGTCCACAGCGCTGAGGCGTAGACCTCCACGTCCTTCCATGTCTTGACCTGAGCGGCGCGCTCAGTCACTAGCTTGAGGTCATCCTCATCCCAGTCAGAAGGCTCAACGCTCCCATCCTGCTCATCTAGGGCGCCCATGGTGGCAACATCTAAGAGGCGTGTCACCACATGCTGAGGAGTGGGGCGCTGATCAGGGCTGAGGCTCTTGAGCGCGGGTGGCGTGTCAGCGTCCTCAGGTGGCGCGCTCTCAATCGCTTGATGCTGTGAGGGTGGCTGAGCAGGTGGCGCGCTCATGGGGCGTGGTTGCTCAGTAGGCTCACGGAGCTCCTCACCTAGACTCTCAGCGCTGATCTTGGCGCGCTCGCTGTCGCTCATGTTCATGTTGTCAGCGAGCTCATCAGGTGAATACATACCAGATACGGCGTCAGGGTAGACCGCCCTCAGAGCCATGGTGAGCGCTCGCGCTCTTAGCATCTGCATTGGCATCTGTGACCAGTTGCGGTTTCTCGTCAAGCCCTGAGCCTGAGCCATAGCTATGGTATAGGTGAAGGTGTGGACAATGCCCTCAGGCTCATCATGTCGAGCACATTGATAGGTGCAGTGCTCATTATCCCATGAGCTGATAAGCATGAAGCGACAGAGCCCAGAGCGCCTGACAACGCCCGCCATAGCGTCAGCGTTGAGTGAGGGCTTACCGCTCAGCATGTAGCAATTGGCTTGAGTAACCGCCATGTCACCACCAAAGTGGGAGCCAAAGGCGGCGTGGAGCCTCAGGCAGTCTTGGGGCTTGGGTGAGATGAGTGAGGCAATCTCTTTAGCCTCTGACAGGTTGCGTGGTGTGTAGATAGTCATAGTGTGGCTGCTTTCGTGTGAGTGTAGTGTGAGTCAGATGTTGAGCTTGAGGCGGAGGTCAAGGCGCTCGATACGCTCAGCGCTGTCTTGTCCTCTTGTGACGTACCAGGCGCGCATGATGTGGAACCAATCCCTTGAGGTGAGTTGGAACTTGACGCCAAGGCGAGCGCTGATGAGCTCCTCAAGTGTGTAGCGTGTTTGGTTGTGGTAGCTCTCAGGGGTGATGGGGTTGATGCTGTCAATGATATGAAGCTGATGAATGAGGGTGGCAATCTCATTGGGCTGAAGGTGGCGAGAGATAAAGGGGAGGCGCTCACGCTTTGGCTCAGGAGCTGGCTTGGTGAGCTTGTCAGCGATGAGAGCGCAAGCGCTGAAGAATACGGCGATGAGGCAACATAGGAAGATGGTGGTGATCATTGGTGGAGCTCCTTGGTGATGGTGATGAACATGTCAGGTGTGTAGGTGGTTGAGCCTGTGAGGCGGTTAGCCGCCATGGCTATTAAGGTTGCAACCTTGATTGATGGTGTGACTGATCCGTTGAGAATCTGGCTTAGGTAGGATCGGTTGACATTGGCTTCCTCTGCGAGGTGACCAAAGTTGTAGCGACCTGCCTTGAGGTCTTTCTTTAGGCGCTCTTTCATGATGGCTCCTTGTGATGTGGTGATGGTTCCTTGTGCCATGATCCACACACCAAGTCAACAATTATTTTCACACAGTCAACAAAATAAAATTGACCGAGCCAAACAGGCGCTTTATATATAGAGCACCACAAACGAGAGGAGCTCTTATGAAAGAGTTTGATGTACGCAGGGCGATTGGCCTTGATGAGACTTTAACCACGGCGCAAAAGTACACCTTGATCATGCTATGCACCCGCCTTGATTGGCACACTTGGACAGGTCAGGTCAGCGCTCGCGATGTTGCCAAGGTGTCAAGCCAAGGTGAGCGACAGGTCAAGCGCCACCTGGCATCACTCAAGAGAGCAGGGTGGCTTGAGCGCATGGTTGAGCTACGCTCAGATGTCCCACGCCTACACCATAAGGCTGACACCCGCTTGAATGTGGAGCTCGTCAGGAGCATCCTTGATGGTCAGCCACAGACTACACCACCAGCTAAGATTGACCCTGTAAATGTCACAAGTGACACTAGTGGCGAAAGTGACACTAGTGGCGTTAATGACATGGGTGACAAAAGTGGTGAGCTTACCGAATCTGTCACCAGTGGCGAAAGTGACACTAGTGGCGTTAATGACATGGGTGGGGTGTCAGATGTGACACTGGAGGGGTGTCATAAACGACACTGGGGTAGTGTCATAAGTGACACAGGAGGGGTGTCACTTTCGCCACCCAATATCAATATAGATCAATCTAATATCAATATAGAACAATCTAATATCAATAACTCAGAGCCTGAGCCTGAGCCTGAGCCACGCTTGAAGCGCGGGATCCTTCAAGATGGTTTTGAGTGGTGTGAGAGGTGTAAGCGTGTCGTGAGCATGGATGAGCCTCATACTTATCCACACTCAAAACTCATCTGCTCTGAAGATCAGCCAACGCTTGAGCAGGTCAAGGCCATGGAGTGGGAGGGAGCTTGGGGAGCTCCTGAGGTCAAGGTCAGCTCAGAGGTCAAGCAAGGTGATTTATTTTATTTTGATGAGATTCATGATGAGCTCAACTACAAGCGTGAGGTCTTAGACATCCTCAATGACTATGGGCGTCATGACGTGCGCCTCTGTCTATGGAACCGCCAAGATGGTGACAAGCTATTCAA